CTATGTCCACACTCATAGTAGATAGCTTGTCATTTGGATTTTCTATTTTCTGTTGCATTTTACTAAATGTTAGGTTTGTGATCGTGCCTACAGTAGATTGAGGTACGAAGGCGTAGGCTTCCTTGTACATAGATTCTTCCACTTGTGCTGTGAACACTCGCGGGTAACCAAACAGGTTACGCAGAATACCGTCTCGTCGCAATGTGTTTATAGTTTCTGTTTGCCATAGTTGTATTTCAGGGAATAGTTGGTGGTAAGTATTTAAGAATCTTTTAGCTTCGGCAAGCGATATGGAAACTTTACCTTCTGATTTCTGTAGCATATTGATACGAAACGTAGGAGGTTTCATACCGTAGTTACTGGCGTGGCATACCATCTTGGATATAAAGTAGTAACGCTTGTCTGCTGGCCAGCCGTCACTTGACTTTATTAAGGTATCTAATTCTTTCCATCCTTTAAGTTTAGTAACTTCTCCAATAGGTGCAGCACAGTACTCATCAACTGAACGACCCAGTTCTGCAGACCACACATCGGCAAAAAGACGAAGGGCAACGTACACATGACTTTTAATACCATGTAGAAACAGACTACGAAAGTTACCTTCGTAACATAGATAAGAAACAATAAGAGCTTCTGCACCTGACTGATCCACTTGTATAAATACTTTGCCTTCATCTGGTATAAATAGTTTACGTAATTCTTTAGGAAAATTCTGTACGTTAGTACCCCATCTGTTCAGTAGCCTACGTGATGCTAGACGGAAACTTGTAGTACCCGCTAGATTATACGCTGTTGTTACTCTTTCTTTAGTTGTTCCACGTGGAACGTATGGAGGAAACTTTAACTGACCAGACTGTTTAGCCATCTCTCTGTACTTTAGAATCAAAGTAAGCACAGGGTTAGGATGCTTCAGTCGTAGCTGCAACAAAGTCTTTTCATTTGTAAGATCCTTTGCAGGTTTCTTATACAACATACAATTGTACAGATAGTTTGATACCTGCTTAGGACTGTTAGGATTAATTTCATAACCTACAAGCAGCTTTAACATACGAGAAATTTGAGCACAGTATCTATTGTTGTAGGCTATACGTGCATCTAGTTTATCTTTATCGTAGTTAAGTCCTTGGAACATAGCAGTCAGGTACGGAGTAACACTGTCGTTTACCTGTTGTATGCTTTCCTTTGCGTGAAGTTGTGCAGCGTGACGCTCTAGTTTTGGTTTGAGTAAAGCCAGTGCTACAACATCCTTTGCGTTATAGTGGTAGAGTGAAAGTATCTGCTGCTGATTGCGGGGTTCAAAGACTCCCTCGTTCTTGTGGTACTCTCTGTCTAGGTAGAGTGAGATGCAATGACCGAGAGATTTCTCTACCTCTGGGTAAAGCCTATGGTGTGCAAGCATAGTGTCGTAGACTTTGCGAGGTGCTGGGATACCGTACTTGTATGCCATAACAAACAGATCAAATAGTGCGTTGTGTATTACTACTGTATTGTCACGGAAGGCTACAGCTAAAGCTCTTAAAATCTTTGCAGTACCTTTACCATTGTAATAGTAAGCCTGTCTCGGTATCTCGTACATGGGTACGCAGATAGAAACCTTTGTATCCCAACCATAACCAAAGCAAGTAAGTGTAAGATCGCTTGCGGTTTCTACATCAAAAAATAAATCCTTACCTTTAGTCTCAGTTAGATCTTTAACTACGTCATCTAATTCTGGATAGATTACCTCTTGTGCATCTTGTATCATAGGCTTAACCAACAGATACCGACACGCTTTCTTTATATCTTTGAGTAACCAGAATCTCCAGTTCTGCCTCTTGGTTTTACCGTGCGTTACTTTGTCATCGTCACTACCACCTATGTACTCTTCGTTAGGATTGAAATAGTTCTTACGATCAAACGTATCCTGTGGCATATAAGATGCAATGTAAGTTACTCCATCTTCTATCCAAGGGTTTCCTCTTTGTTCATCAAGACCTACGCCAGGTTTATATTGATACAAAGATTTACGACCAAGCAACAAGACTACGTTTGTGTTTGGTAGCAGACCTGCGTTCATAGTACTCAGTGTACGTAAGTCACAGGATTCTCGACTAACTGTAAGGGTAGAGTCAAAAAACGCCCCCGCGTAACCGCTAAATAAAACACGGCGGTCAAAACGCGAAGGCGTGTCAATGACAACAGTTAGACCAGAGTAAGTTTCACTCGGTTTTTGTCGCATTGTCTGGCAACTCTAGCTTACCAAGTTTTTCTAGTGCGATCTCTTCAGACTCCTTATTGAAATCTTTATTACCTTCGAAGTGATCCTTAGCGTAAGATAACAAAAGTGATGCACCATCTTGGAAGCCGGACTTATATCCTATAACCAAAATTTTAGACATTAATTCTGTGATCCTATGAGCGGCAGCTTCCGAGTCTTGTTTTTTACCGGGAGCTACACTATCTATTATTTGTTTTACCTGTTCAAGTACTGTCATAATTTTCTTAAAGTAGAGACTTGCGTTTGTTTCAGATGGAACTAAGAACCAACATAGCTACCAGTCGTAGAATCTCTCTACACACCATACCGCAAGTCTCTGTGTTTGAGACTAGATTAACCCAGATCGTGATCTGGTGCAGCTTCTAACCTGCGTTCCACATTGTACCGATAGGTAGCAAGTGGCTGATTCGAGATAGGATCTATCATAGGATCACCTGTTATCTCGTCCATTCTAGACTCAGACTTTGTATAGAGTACAGCCTTAAAAGCTTTACCCTTAATACCGTCTGCGATTTCATCGTAGTCTTCCAGTTCAAACTCTTCTGGAAGGTCGAAGATTTTGTGATACTCCTTGAGACTCCGTGAAGGAATCAAAGGATAGTCACGTACTTGAACACCACCGACTTCAACGAAACCGTTAGGTCCGTTAACTTCTGTAGGCTCAACTACCTCAGCTACAACTGCAACCATGTCGTTGCCTTTGCTGCTTACTTTACGTTCTGCTTCAACAATGCGAAGCGTGTATGTACCGTTCGGTAGATAAGGTCTACCGGAACTTTCCGTTATTTCTTTTAGACTTACTGTAGCCATTTGTTTTAACTTTAGTTTAGTGTTTATTGTTTGTGTTTATTAAGTGTAACGTACACATATTTCCTACACTCATAGGAAAATTCTTATTTGTAATATTTGTCAACGCTATCAAGTACGGTGACAATATCGTTTGGTATAAGTTGATCATCGAACATACCCATTGGGGTCTTAGCTGATGTAACTCCGTCAGTATTAGTCTGAAAAAAGTATTCCATCTTTTCAGTCTTCTCGTTCTTACGTACTTCAGTAAACAGTACCATTAGAAACTCTTTCTCTATCGCTCCTTCATGTACCTTACCTTGCACTTTAATTCTACGGTGGGAAGTTTCTCCTCCTGTGACTTGTGGTATCTTAACGATGTCATCTACCGCTGTGAATATAACTGTAGCTTTGTCGTTCTTTACAGCATCCAAGGTTGCACGGATTGTGCGGTTATAGAATGACCATATATCATACCCCTTAAACGATGTGTTGGCTAGGGTATGTACTTGTTCTACGTACTTGGTGAAGGATTCAACTACAACAGTCTTACAGTTGTCTTCTTTAAGTACCTTACTAAGTTCCCGTGTGAAAGCGTTGGCGTTTTCTATGGGAATTATGTTGAACTTATTAGCATCTACAAACGGAAAGCCTTTGCGTTCCAAGTCTAGGATGTAAGTTGTCTTCGGGTCTAGGTTACGCAAGGATGTACTCTTGCCGCTACCGCTATGACCTACTATGGCGATTAGTGGTTTAAACATTTTCTTATTTTATTGTGTATGGGTTTCGGTATCAGTTCCTACGATACCGTAAAAAGGTTGTGCGTCTTCTGGTTCGTCTGCTGGCCACTTGTCTCTAAGTAACATCAAGCCTATTAAACCATAGTTAGCTATGTCTTTGAACGTATCCTCTACAGATTCGTTTGCTGGTTCGCTATCTTTATCCATCAAGAGGTGAGCTAGTCTCTCTACCTTATCGTATAGCCTGACAGCTAGACCACGTACACCAAACCTACTTATGTTACGAGGTCCGTAGTCTTTCTGCTTGGCATCAAGTAAGCTTACGCACTCACTAGCTATAAAGATAGCTTCCTTACCCGCAAGTGTTTCTAGTTTTATTCTCACTTGCTTATGTTCCTTCCCATGATAATGCTAAAGTTTTGTATAGTCTTATCTAGTGCAGTCATCTTACTACCTAACATATCTGCTGCAGCTAAGATTGCAGCAGATTGACTAGCTGCATCTGGTGTTAGCATACCGTTGAGGTCATTCTCTTGTAGCGTAGCAAGGATAGTTTTACTAAGAGAATCCATTGCTGCCGTGTAACGTAGCATGGTAAAATTATCCATGCCATCTCTGTAGGCATCTCGCCTAGCGTCCAGTGTTTTCTGTTGTGGTTTTTCCATTTTACTTACAGTTGAAATTGTAGTGGGTCGTATACTTTGCGTACGTAATCCATCTCTATTATAGACTGCCTATCATCCTTGTTGTTTGCAGTACACAAGGGAGAGAAAGAACACAGACCAAACCTAGTCTCGCATGATGCGAAGTTACTAAGGAATATACTTTCCGGTTCTCTATCAAGATCGTCTGAGTGTTCGTCGAACTTGGCTACAAGCCTGTCTACTAAGTCATCTACGTAGGCTTTAAACTTTGTTAACCTATCCTTACTGAACTCGAAGATCTCACTACGTTCAAACTTGTTCTTGTTAGATCGACCAAGGAAGATACCGTTTATCATACAACCTATGTAATCTTCAGGGAACATCGTGTTCCATATCATATTATAAAACATAAGCTGAGGTGATACCTTATAAGCTGCGAAGTATGATGAGGTGTTGTAAGCTGCAGTTGACTTGTGATCTACAATAACTGGCCTACCAAAGTAAGTGCCAACAAAATCTATCGTACCACAAAAGAGTATGTCTAGCTTCTCTGTCTGCCTGTAAGGATAAGCGAACCGCATTTCAAGCAGTGGTTCTGGGTCACACTTAACTTCTAAACCTGTATCTACTTTGAAGTATTGAGTGAGTAAGTTGACTAGGTGGGCTAGGTCACGGAAGTCTTTGTCTGGTACAAGTACATCTGCATAGTGATCTATAGCCGCGTTGATTGCTTTATCTTTATCATTGTCTGAGTAGTAGGACTCCAGTGCTTTGTGTACTGCAGTACCATACTCCATCTTATGATTAGAGTTTCTTTTACGTAAGCCACGGAATAGCATATACCATAGCTTACGTTCACACGCTGATTCTTTTATGAGCGAAGCATCTATCTTCATGATGTACTTGCCCTCCTTAG